TCTGGTGATTTTACAGTTGATGTTTGGATTAGACCTGACAACGTTACAGGTTACAAAGGTATTTGGCAATCAGGAACAAGCACAACAGAACAATCCTATTTATTAGGTAATCAAGTTTATTGGACTGTAAATCCATCTACAATTATTACTACTTCAGTTACAGTATCTGCTGGTGTTTGGACTATGTTGTCTTATGAAAGAGAAGGAAATACTCACAGAATATATAAAAATGGAACTTTAGAAGATACAGCTACCACAGCTAATAAACAAGATAATGGTCCATTTAGTATTGGTGAAAATGGCTTTGGTGATTTTGATGGTTACCTAGATGAGTTTAGAGTTTCAGATATTGCAAGATACGGAGGCTCAAGTTTTACTGAACCAACTCAAGCATTTTCATTTGATTCTGATACACAATTCTTACTTCACTTTGATGGAGCTAATGGATCAACTGTTATTAAATCTGCAGATGATACTTTATTCCAAGGTACTTTTAGTGAAGGTCAAGTAGTCCCAGAACCAAGACTTGATGTACCTGTTACTGGTATTTCGGCTTCAATGACTATAGGAGATATATCTTTAATTCAGTCTACTATTGAACCTGTAACAGGACAAGAATTAACGGCTACCGCAGGTCAAGCAGATCAAGCATCTGAATATCCTGTTGATGGCATAGAATTGACAGGTTCTGTGGGTTCAGTTACAGTGATTGGAGTTGCTAACATATCTGTTACAGGAATTTCAGCTAGTATTTCTGTAGGTTCTGTAGCGGTAACTTCATGGCAAGAAGTTAATCCTGGCGTTACTAATGTATGGACAGAGGTTGATTTAGCTGCATGATTAAGGTAAAATTATAATTATTTAGGAGACAAAATTTATGGCATCTAGTTATTCAACAGATCTAAAACTCGAACTAATGGTCACTGGCGAAAACGCTGGTACATGGGGTGATAATACAAATAATAACTTAAACTTAATTCAACAAGCGATTGCAGGTTTTGAATCAGTAGCACTTTCTGATGGTGGAACTGTTGCTCTTGCAATGACTGATAAAGCTATCTCAAATGCAAGAAACATGGTTCTTAAATTTACTGGAACTTTAACAACTGCATCAACTGTAACTATTCCAGATGGAATTGAAAAATTTTATGTTATTGATTTATCTGCTGTAACAGGTGTAACAAATTTAACAATCAAAACAGTTTCAGGAACAGGTTTTACTGCAGGTGAAGCTGCAATCGTTGCTGCTTATTCTGATGGAACTAATTTAAATGAAATAGCATTAAACACTTTAGGTGGAACAATTGCACAAGCACAAATTGATGATGCTGCAATTTCTACTGCAAAACTTTCTGACAACGCAGTGACTACTGCAAAAATTTCAAACGCAAATGTAACTACGGCCAAAATTGCTGACAACGCAATTACTTCGGACAAAATTAGTGCATTACAAATCACTCAAGCTAAAATAGCTAATGATGCAGTTGGTCCTGATCAACTTTCAAACACTGCAGTTACTCCAGGTTCTTACACTGTTGCATCAATTACTGTTGATGCTCAAGGAAGAATTACTGAGGCAAGCTCTGGAACAGCTGGTGGTGGAAACATGGTTTTAGTAGCAGATAGTATTAACTATAGTCCTCAAAAATTATCTGGAACAGGAACTTACACAGCAAATCCAGCAGCATCAAAAATTCATGTTGTTTTAATCGGTGGTGGTGGAATGTCTTTTCCAAGTCAAGCGCCAAGTAGTTACACAAGTGGAAATGGTGGTGGAGGTCTTTGGACTACAACTATTACTCAACCTTTTTCAGTTCCGTATTCTGTTGGAACAAATGGTAACCAAACTAACCAACCTTACGAAGGAAATCCTGGTAACGCATCTACATTTGGAAATTTTTCAGCAAATGGAGGCGGTGGCCCTTACAATGGAAATCCTGGTAATGCTCCTGGAGCAACTGTTGTTTATGGAGATGGCCCTAACATAGGCCCTACTGCATTGTACAATTATGCTCCTCTACATGGTACGCAAACTGGACAAAGATATATAGCTCAAGGAATTACTATTAATAATTCTGGAAGAGGACAAGGTGGAGCAGGTTATGCAGATTTTAACTATGCAGGAATCTCGTCTAGTGGTGGAGCAATATTTGTTTACGAAGATATAGGATAATTATTATGGCAGCAAAAATATTTTTTAGAAGAGATGAATCTTTAACTAGAAATAATGTATGTAAGATACAATTAGATAGTGTTCAAAAACCTGGTGATCATCTTCTTCCAACTGTAGCAATTACTCTTGAACAATTTAATCAACTTAAAGATCATACTAAGGAATTTACTTTAGATGAAAATGGTAATATAGATTCTATAACTAATGCTCCAGGGGGTGCTACATTAGATGAATACACTGCGGTTTTAGCGAATGAAAAATATATGGCTGGAGAAAAAATTAAAGAACGTGAAGTTCTTGGTGAAGCTGAAGAGTGGAAAACATACATAAATGATTTAAATGCTATTGACCCTTCTTCAATAACTTTTCCATTAGATAAACCTTGTATTGCTGACATCAAAGCAAGGTGTCCTAATTTCCCAGAAAAGTTTTATATAGAGAACTAGTATTTACTTTTTTTAAAAAAAGTTTATACATCTATTATGCTTTTAGACAAGACAATAGAATTTTCAGCTCCAGATTTTTTTATTGAGCATAATAAAGATAACTTGCCTACACCTGCACTAGAAAATTTACCTGATTGGTTTAAAAAATTAAAACATACACAAGACAAAAGGACTGTAAAAGGTTGTAAACCTTTTTTAGATTCTTTGACAGCTGGTTATATTTTAAAGTGTCCCACAGATATTCGTATTATTAAAAGAAAACATTCTGAAAAACAATATTCTTATCAATTTAAATTTCCATCTTCTGGAAATCAATACGTTAATATAAACACCGAAGCAGATAAACCTTTTCATGGTAAGGCTCAAATGGAGGGTTCTCCCCAACTTAAAAAAAATAAAATGGATCATTTATTTAAAATATACAATCCTTTTACCATTAAAACACCAAAAGGATATTCTTGTTTATTTGTTAATCCTTTAAATAATAATAATGATCGTTTTGAAATTATATCAGGGATTGTAGATACCGATTCATATCCTGGAGAAATAAATTTTCCAGTTGTAATGAATAATGAAAAATATGATGGAGAATATGATTATACTCTTGAAAGAGGAACTCCTATTGTTCAATGTATTCCATTTAAAAGAGATAGATGGAAAATGAAAATTAAATCTGTTCCTAAAGATAAATTAATACTTATGTTTGATAAATTACTAATGACTAGTACTTCTTTTTTAAATGGTTATGCAAAAAAATGGTGGTTTAAAAAAACATGGAAGTAAAAGATTTTATTTTTGTAGCAGATAATCTTGTAAAAATAGAAATAGTTTCTGCATTATTAAGAGTTTATTCTCAAAGAGAATTTGAAGAAGCTAAAATTTCTGATAAGGGTGGTATTATAAATAAAAAAATAAGAGACGTAAAAAATATTCATTTAAATAATATTTCTCAAAATTTATGTGATGTACACTGGGCAAATCTGCTTAATAACATTTTTCTTCAAGGGATTGAAGAATATAAAAAAAATAAAAAAACAAATTACTTATTCAAATCTTTTATAAAAGAAATAGCAATATTAAAATATGGATTAAATGGAAAATATAAATATCACATAGACTATGGTTTAACAAGTCCGAGAAATTTAAGTTGTATTTTATTATTGAACAATGATTATGAAGGTGGAAATTTATGTTTTAAAAATACTGACGATACAAATGAAATGGTTGTAGAAAACCGTCCTGGACGATTAATAATATGGCCTAGTAATTTTATGTATCCACATTGTGTAAAACCAGTAACCAAGGGAACAAGATATTCGGTAGTCGCATGGGCAGTATAAAAGATTTTAAATATAAAAAAATAGAAAATTTTATTTCAGGAAATGAATTAGATTTAATAAGAGTTTATCTAGAAGTAAGACACAGAAATAATTACGTACACTTTGATTGGGTTCAAAGTAATAATTTTGATACAGGTATTTATGGAGATCCTTTAACTGATTCTTTATTACATACTAAAGTAGGAAAAATGTCCGAAATATGTGGTCTTCAATTAATTCCAACTTATTCATTTTGGAGAATGTACACTACTGGAGCTATTCTAAAAGAACATTCAGATAGACCTTCTTGTGAAGTAAGTGTTACTATTAATATAGGTACAAGTGAAAAAGAACCATGGCCTATTTATATGGAAAACAACCCTGTAGATTTAAATCCTGGAGATGCAGTAGTTTATCTAGGTTGTGAGTTAAATCATAAAAGAGATGAATTTAAAGGAGAATGGAATTCTCAAGTTTTTTTACATTATGTAGACGCTAATGGTCCAAATAGATCATTTGAATTAGATGGTAGAAATACCTATGGTGAATCCAAACCTATTTAAATAGCAAACAAATTAAGGTATAATACCCGTATGCCTTTAACAAACGTACAGATAAGACCTGGATTTAACAAACAAGTAACTGCAACAGGAGCTGAAGGACAGTGGACTGATGGTGATTTTGTTAGATTTAGATATGGACTACCTGAAAAAATAGGGGGTTGGCAGCAAATAATTTCAAATACTTTAGTTGGAGCTGTGAGAGAACAGCTTGTTTGGGCAGACTTAGATGGAAGAAGATACGCAGCTCTCGGTACTAATAAAGTTTTGGTAATATATTACGAGGGAGCCTTTTACGATATTACTCCTTTAGACACTGCTATTACAGGAATTACTTTTGATACTACCGATACTTCAGCCACAGTTACTGTAAACAAAGTGGCTCATGGATTATCTGTAGGAGACCTTTTTACATTTACATCGGTAACAACACCAGGAGCGGGATATGTAGATGCGGACTTTGAAACTAATACTTTTGAAGTAGTAACTGTTCCAACAAACGACACATTTACAATTACTATGGCAACTGCTGCAACAGCAACTGTTTCTGCAGGTGGAGCTGCAACAGTAAATCCATATATTAAACCAGGACCACTTACACAAAGTTACGGCTACGGTTGGGGTACCTCAACCTTTGGTGGAGCATCTGGAATTATCTCTACTTTAAATGGTGCCTTACTAGATGATACCAATGGTACAGGGGGTGTGGGGTCTTCTATTACACTTACATCTACAACTGGCTTTCCAACTTCTGGTACAATTAAAGTTGGAGCAGAATTTATTTCTTACACCGGAATATCTAATAACGATTTAACTGGTATCACTAGAGATGTAGCAGGAACACGTTCGGCTCATGCTGATGGCTCATCAGTAGAATTTTATACTGCATGGGGAGAAGCAGCTACAAGTTCATCAGTGTTACTTGATCCTGCATCATGGTCGTTAGATCACTTTGGACAAAAGTTAATTGCAACCGTTAAAAATGGTAAAACATATGAATGGAATCCACTTGAAGTATCGACCGCTGCTTTACAAACAAGAGCAACGGTTGTAAGTGGAGCACCAACACGATCCGTCATGTCTATTGTATCTGAGAGAGATAGGCATTTAATTATACTTGGAACTGAGACAACAATTGGTAGTGAACAAACACAAGATAAAATGTTTATAAGATTTTCGGATCAAGAAGATATTAATGATTATACACCAACTTCTATTAATACTGCAGGTACATTTAGATTAGATTCTGGTGTAAAAATAATAGGAGCAGTAAAGGCTAAAGATTATATTTTAATTCTAACAGATACTTCTGCATATGTAATGCAGTTTGTTGGTCCACCTTTTACGTTTTCTATAAGACAAGTAGGAAGTAATTGTGGAGCTATTGGTCAACACGCAATGAAATATGTTAACGGAGCTGTATGGTGGATGGGTCAAGCAGGAGGATTTTTTGTGTTTGATGGTACAGTTAAATCAGTGCCGTGCTTAGTAGAAGATTTTGTATTTACCAGTAAAGGTGACAATCTTGGAATTAATTATAATGCAGGTGAGCAAGTATATGCTGGTTTAAATCATTTATATGAAGAGATCAGTTGGTTTTATCCTAAGGACGGATCAACAGAACCAGATAGAGTGGTTACATATAATTACACAGAAAATACTTGGACAACTGGATCATTATCTAGAACATCTTGGCATGATTCAACATTGTATGACAACCCATACGCAACACAGTTCAACGGATCAGGGACACCTACATTTCCTACAATACAAGGAGTAACAAATGTAAACGGTGCCTCAACTTATTATGAACATGAAGTAGGTAATAATGAAGTAGATTCTGCAGGTAATAAAACTGCAATACCTGCGTTCATTCAATCAGGAGATTTTGATTTAGCAATAGAAGGTGATGGTCAAATGTTTATGTCTATGAGAAGATTTGTACCTGATTTTAAATTATTAACTGGTAATGCTGAAGTTACAATTAGACTAAGAGACTATCCAACGGACACCGCAACATCTTCACCATTAGGTCCGTTTACAATAACAAGTTCTACAGATAAAGTGGACACACGTGCAAGATCACGATTTGCTAGTTTAAGAATTGCAAATACATCAACTGATGAAAACTGGAGATTTGGAACATTTAGAGCAGATATACAACCAGATGGTATGAGGGGATAATGGCTAAAGTAGATATTAATATACCAGAACCAACACCAACTTATACTGAGGAAAACCAAAGACAAATATCTCAGTCGTTAAGAACACTTAAAGATAAATTAAACACTTCTTATCAAGAAGAGTTAAAACAAGAAGTCGAAAGAGTTTCTTGGTATACAATGAGGTAGTATGAGTTGTAATAATGTCAATCCAATAACAGGTGGAAGTACAGTTGATGACATTCCATTTTATTTAGCTGTACAGCAAGG